GTTGTATAGTCCAAACTGTCCTGGTTACCAACAAGCATATTTTAGTTTTAGATGCACACAAGATCCTTTGTATAATTCTGGATGTCCTGGTTATCAGCAAGCATATTTCACTCAACAATGCACAGCTAATCCTCTATACAATTCCGAATGTCCTGGTTATCAGCAAGCATATTTTAACCAACAATGTTCATTAAACACATTGTATAGCCCCCAATGTCCTGGTTATGCAGCAGCCTATCAAGCATACTTAACAGCACAAGCTTGCCGAGCAAATGCACAATCAAGTCCAACTTGTCCTGGTTATGTGGTACCTGTGGCAAATTCTTCCACAAATACAAATAATAACAATACAACAACAGAACCTGTTGCTGTAGTTTCTTCTTCAGGTACAGTTAGCACAACACCTGCTGTTGTTTCTGATCCTGTGATTAATAAAGTAGTGACAACAACATCAACATCTACTGCACCAACAACACCAGCAGCACCGGTACAATTAACATCTCCATCTTCTTCCCAACAAACAACGACTGCTTTAGTTGTCGAATCGGTACAGAGTTCATCTTCCAGTTCCAGTTCATCTAGTAGTTCCAGCTCTACTTCAACAAGTCCATCTAGTTCTGGTTCTTCTACCACAACACAATCACCACGCCAGACTTTACAACAGGCAAGGGTTGAAGCTGCAAAGAGAGAAGCGGTAGCAAAAGGATCCGAAGCAGTTAAAGAAAGTGGTGAAGCAAAATCAATGAATGCTCAAGTTGCAACACAAGGTTTAGTAATTGCCGCAATGGGATTTAGTCCTGCATTTGATGCTTATAATAATGTTATTATAAAAGATGCCTCTTTTTATAAACCGTTTACCATTTACGGTGGCCAAAAAAATGTAGATAATGCTAGAGCAGGCCGCAGATTATTTGGTGCGACCGACCAAACGCATAATCAAATGGTTCAATCACAATTCGAATTAGGAAAATAAAATGACAGACATTAATAAAAAAATAGACGAAGCGGAAGCAGCAGTAAAGAAGTATGCCAGCAAAGATACTGTTATCAGTATCGGTGGTTACGAATTTACTCCTGCCAAACTTATGGTAGCATTTACAATCGTTTCATCTACACTTGGTGCTCTATATGGTGCATTTGAAGTTTATAAATCATACCAAGATATGAAAATGAAAATTGAGAAATATGTAGCTCCAGATTTATCTGAGTTTGATAAACGATTAATTGTGGTAGAAGAAACATCTGCCAAAACGAATGACTATACCCGTGATATTAAGAACGATATCAAGAATGATATCCGTAAACTAGAAAAGATTGTTGAACAAGTTGAACGTGATAACAAACAATTATCCCGTGAGATTGATCAAGACATACGTGTTTTACGTAAAGAAATTGATAGTAAAATCCAAAAAGCAATGGATAATCCATTGGCAAAATAATGGCAAATGTTGATTTATCCGCAGGTAAAACTGCGGTCAATACTCTAAAAGAAGCACAAAATATTGGCAAACAATTAGGCAGTGTTGTTACTGACCAACAAGCCGATATGGAAAGAGCTGTTCAAGAACAACACCGAAAAAGAATGCAAACTAAAGCTCAACAAGAGTTGATGCGTGCTTCACAAGATTTTAAAGCATATGAAAAATATGAATCAGAAAGAAAACACCAAAGAGAAATTGAAAAATTAAAAATAGAAGCAATTCAAAAATATGGTAAAAATGCTTGGTCTGAAATCGAATCAGTCAAAGCGAGGTTGAAAAAGGAACATGATGAAGAAATGAAGTTTATGGATAGTGATAGATATAAAATGACTAGAGTTTTTTGGTGGTGTCTAACTGTGGCTGCATTAGTAACTTATTTTTTTAAATTATACAAATGAAAGATCAACCTTTAATTTTTATTATAACGATTCTTTTAATAATGTTTTTAATGTGGGCTGAACATGCCAACAAATAACACAGCAAATACTTCTGTTTTGGATATACCTCCACCATGTATGGTAAAAAGATGTAATAATTTTGCTCAAATTTATTCAGCAAAAAATATGAATAATAAAGGAAAAAATGAGTATTTGAAAACTTGTGGTCGTCATAGTTACAAAGACCTAAATAAGTAATGGTAATAATCAATCCAATAGATTTGTGGGTATATGTTATGCTCAATCTTTGGTTTCTTCCACACACACTACTAAAACACACAAATGAACGAACTAATTTATGTCCTGATAACAACACATCTTACAATCATCGCCGTAACTCTGTATCTCCATCGTAGTCAAACTCATCTTGCTGTAACATTTCATCCGGCAGTAAATCATTTCTTTCGTTTTTGGTTATGGTTAACCACAGGTATGGTTACAAAAGAATGGGTAGCAATTCATCGTAAACACCACAGTATGACAGACCAAAAAGGTGATCCACATTCACCACAATTATTTGGTATATGGAAAGTTTTATTTGGTGGAGCACTTTTATATAATACGGCAGCCAAAGATAAGTTGATGGTCAATTCTTTTGGCAAAGGCACACCAGATGATTTTATCGAAAAGAATTTATACACACCTTTAAATTACTTGGGTGTTTCAATTTACTTTTTAATATGCTTTGCTTTATTTGGTTATTGGGGTATGTTGATTTGGTTAATACAGATGTTGTGGATTCCGTTTTGGGCCGCAGGTGTTGTTAATGGTATAGGTCATTTTTGGGGGTATAGAAATGTCGAAACGAGAGAATCATCTAGAAATATTTTCCCTCTTGGTATTATTATTGGTGGCGAAGAGCTTCATAATAATCACCATAGCGATGCTAGTTCTGCCAAGCTTAGTAGGAAATGGTTTGAGCTAGATATAGGTTGGTTCTATATCAAAGTATTAGAAAAACTTAAATTAGCAAAACTCAAATAATTATTTTTGTTGTTGCTCTATACGTTTAAATTCTTCATCTTCAGCAATAGCATCGTCAATATCTTTAGGTTCTGGTGGCATGGCACCTGTGCAACTACCACCATTATTAAACCATAACTCCATAGCCTGCCTACGATACTTTTCTAAATCGGATGTCATCTGCCTCGACCTGCCTTTCGCATCATTGTCATTTTAGGAACAAATGTTTGTTTTGGTTTTGGTGCTGACGGCACTTTTGGTTTAGGTAAAACAACTGCTGGCTTTTTTGGTTCAGTCATAATATCTCCTTAGTGGTTGCGGGGGAAGGAATCGAACCTACGGCCCCTGGATTATGAGTCCAATGCTCTACCTCTGAGCTACCCCGCTGTAATTATATATCTCAAAATCAAAAATCAAAATTTGAAACCTTGAAAACGCCGGAAAATTTTCGGAGGCTCCGACACTTCCAACCTTTTTACCATTCTCCGGACCAATGTTTAATATTTGATTCAGCGTAAAACTGCCTTTTTAAGTTTTCCCAATCTATAATCTTTTCACCTTTATAAACTACAGTATCATTTGGAGGACTTTCTCTGTATGTTTTAATAAAAGGTATTTTCTCTATATAGTTTCGCATCTCATTAAATTTTTCGACACCAGGATTTGTATTAATCATTTCACCAAATAATACCATAGTTACTGCATGCATATATGTTTGTGGTCCTAAAAAGAAAACATTCGTATGTCCTTCATATCGTCTTTTTAAGATTAGTTCAATTGTCTGTGCTTGAATAGGATTTTTTGGTTCGGTCAACATAAAGTCTTGTGAAAAATCCCAATCTAAACAGGTTGGTAGCACACATTTTATACCATCGGTTGTAATTTCTGATAAAGGCACATTGTAAAATCGGTCAATGTCCATATAAAGACCGCCTTCATCATACAATTTAAACAACCTCCAGAGGTCACTTTTCTCAACTATATGTATATCTTTAATTAAATTGTAATCTCTTTTGTTTAAAGTGGTTCTAAGATATTCATCGATTTCATTATCATCATATACTGTGACCTTCCAGTCTGGATTCATATCTATCAGATTACGTAGACCATTGAGAATGAGTGGTGATTGACTATTCACCACATCTTTAGTCTTCCAGGCAACGTGTGCAATCTTTGGTATGGAGTTCATTATAAATACATTTATGAATAAAAATCTATATGATATCTTAGGCCTTTCTAAAAATGCAACATTTGAAGAAATTAAAGCCAAATACAAATCTCTTGCTCAGCAACATCATCCAGATAAAGGCGGCGATCCTGAATTATTTAAGGAAATAAAAAACGCCTATGAAGTTTTGAGTGATCCTGTTAATAGAAAAAAATATGATACAACGGGTCATTACGAATCTGGTACAAGTCTCCGTGATCAAGCTCTAGAACAACTCAGCCGTCTATTCTTCAATTTACTTCCAAATATTAATCCTGATCTTGATGATTTAATACTCATCATGAAAAATGAAAGCAGACGAGAAAAACTAAACATAAACAATAATATCAATATGTGTAATGGTTATATATTTCGTTTAAAGAAGATAATTAAAAAAATCAAAAAGAAGAACGATCAAGGTGAAAATCTATTAAAGATGTTTGCTGAGAATCAATTAAAGAACCATGAAAATGAATTAGAAAATTTCATACGTCAAATTCAAATAGTTGATATGGTAATTGAAATGCTTGAAGATTACCAATATGGTGACGTTGCAACTTTAATTGAAAACTTTATGAATCCTTCTCCTGAACAAGTATAATTGGTCCGAGTGGTAGGATTCGAACCTACGACCCTCTGCTCCCAAAGCAGATGCGCTACCAAGCTGCGCTACACTCGGATGGCTGTCTTGGCTGGGCTCGAACCAGCGACCCAATGATTAACAGTCATTTGCTCTACCGACTGAGCTACAAGACAATATTGGTGCCCCAACCATGACTCGAACACGGGACCTACTGATTACAAATCAGTTGCTCTACCAACTGAGCTATTAGGGCATTATAACTTATGCTGTTTTTCTTGCGAGTGCGTTTCTAATTTTTGCTTTGATTTTGGGCTTGCTTGTTTCTTCTAACATTTTTGTTAGTTGAGCAATATTTAGTGGACCTAATCGTGGTTTACCATTTTTGGTCAGCATTGGATTTTTCTTTTTAGTTTTTGAAACTGCCATGATATAGTCCTTAGAAAGTGGAGCGGTGGCTTAGATTCGCACTAAGTGAGTAAGTTGGACACCTACTCTGGTTCTATACCCCGACCGCATGAAATAATTCTAACATTATATAGGTTGTTTGTCAATAGAAACTTGTGGTATATTTCGCCAAGCAATTGGCTCTGGTATCAAAGCTGCATCTGGATTACGAATATCTGAAAATACTTCCCACAATTTTTCTTTGATAGCAAATTTACTAAACAATCCAACCGACACACCGTAAGCTTCTACTTCCCATGGTTCATTATAATAATCTAAATTTTCGGTGTTAATTCTTTGTCCTCTCCAACGGGTACCATATTCATTCGTTTCACCATAGGCATATTGTTTAATATGCACCATTTCGTGTGCTAACGTTTCTAATATGTCATGTGACCCAGCCAAAGGATTTAATTCAATCTGAAATTCTCTAGGTTTATTACTTTCATTATAATTAACAACTTCAGCATATCCTAAAGCATCTATTTTAGGATCAAATTTAATACGAACAAAAATGTTTTCTAACATCTTTGGTGTCATTAATTGTTCAGCATAAAACATAGCCGCACGCTTGACGTAAGGACGAAAGCGTTTCTTATCGGGACATCCGATTATACTGAGTTGCATCTGAGGTTTCTCCTGTGAAAACCGACACTTCTCAAATATTTAGGTGCTCTCTAGATTTCACCAGGTGAAATTTGTTCTATTTCAACACCACATTTGTTTAAGAAGTCTAGGCCGATGGTATCTCGATAGGAGTTTCGGTAATATACCTTTCTAATACCAGCGGTATAGACTTGTTTAGCACAATGAATACAAGGAGCATGGGTCAGGAACATGGTGGATCCATCTCCAGATTCACTACCTCTAGCCAGTTTGGCGATGGCATTGGCCTCTGCGTGGATCACTTCGTCCTTCGTTTTGGTGACAACTCCACCATCCTCATGTATTTCTACCACTTCTTCACACTCATTGGTCCATCCGGCAGGCATACCATTATAACCAATGGATATGATTCTATCATCTTTGACAATGATAGCACCAACCTGTAATCGTTTGGCGGATGATAACTTGGCAAATCTTTCTGCCACATCCATGTAAGCGTTTATAAATTTTTGTTTCATAGTTTTGGTGGGCCTTGTAGGACTCGAACCTACGACCAAAGGATTATGAGTCCTCTGCTCTAACCAACTGAGCTAAAGGCCCCTTTGGTCTACCAACTACCGTCATCAATCCATATTCGAATTGTGATAGGTAATAATTCAATAATGTATGATGTTGAAATTTCCCAAGCATCATTCTCACTGCCTTTACTGAAATTCAATCTCCAATGAAATGGATTCAATTTCAATGTAATATTACATCCTGAATATTTTAACCAATTCATCTTAACATCTCAACAGTTGGTTGTGGAATATTCAACTGGCTTCTGATATATCGATCTTTTAACATATCAGGAATATTTAAATATGGTTCTTCTAAAAAGAATGGGCAAGGACCACCCCATTTATTCTCAGCCAAAAATGTTTTTAACAACTCAACATCTTTTTTATTTTTAGGATCAAAAATACGTTTTTGATTGTTCAGTAATTGATATTGATTCAATACACTCATTTCACATACTCCATGCTATCTTTTTTCATGTAGTGAACAACCTGATTTTTCTTAGGATCAGGCATTTGTTTTACAACGGGAATAAACTTCTCGCCATCGATTTCTTCGATAGGCCAATTAGAATATGTGTAGAAGATATCCGTACCATTTTTGGCACGAACTTTTTTGAGAATAGGTTTCACTTTTTTCATAATATAATATATTGTATCACAGGAATAGGGGGTTGTCAAGACCCCCTATATTTTTACCGACTTTTTGGATAATTCAACTGTTCCCATTCCTCATCGGATACGGGCCACCAGTTAGTCATCTTTCTTTTCCTTGATGGCAATCTTTTTAATGGTATCTTGAGCCTGCACAAGATTCTCCAACCATACACGTAACATACCATTTACCATTTCGGCTTGACCAATTTCAATCTTGTCAGCGATAGTGAATGAACGTGTGAAGTTACGGTTAGCGATTCCCTTAAATAAGAAATTTTCATTCTCTTTAAGTTCTTCATCTTTTGCAGCACCTTTGATGACCAATTTATTACCTTCAAGTGTGATTTCAATATCAGACTTGGCAAAACCAGCGACTGCCATTTCAATGACATACTTGTTCTTGCTTACTTGTTTGATATTGTATGGAGGATACGATGGTACATTCTTGGCAACATTTTTAGTAACTTCTTCAATGTCTTTGAAGAATTTATCGTAACCAACTGTGAATGGATCCAGCGTTTTGTGAAAGTCAAATAGACTTGGTAATAGACTTGTAGTCATGTTTATGTGCTCCTTAGTTAAGCGAGTTAATCAAAATTATAGGCCCCTAAGGCACCTACATCCATATTTATAACACAAAAAGCCTATTTTGTCAATAGGCTCCTGGTTTTTTACCAATATTATACTTGGGTACCAAATTCCAATCATCTTTTTCCTTGTGGGAGATGATCTTAATTTGTGATAGGAATATTGGAGGTGGGTTTTCCACCTTACTTTTATCCAATATTTTTACCAATCCCCAGTCTTCCAATAGTTTTGCTATGGCATTCCTACGAGATAAATCATTCTCAGTAATATCTGTTGGTTTACCATCCAAAGCAAATAGTTCTTTGAAATGCACTATGTAATACCTGCTCTGTTTGTGTAATATATGACAGGACTGGTAGAGAATCTTTTCTTTTTTGGAAGCTACGCCGATGCGTGTTAATGTTTCACGGACCTTTAGGAAATCGTCTTTTTCACCTAATGTAACTTCAACTAAATCTATAATTGAAATCATTACTTTGTCACTCCGCCTTTGTTTGTTCTTGCTTTTATTTCAGCGATTTGTTCATCATTAAGAATACGCAAAGCTTCTTTGGCCTTCTCATTGGAGTAACCAAAATATTGTTTGACACATTCTATATCTTTGTTGACCTCTGATTTCTGCCACGGTTGAAATTTCCGTTTCATTGGTCTTATGGTATTTAGAAGATATGAATATTGTAAGTCCTTATCAAGACTAGGATTCTTATTTAATTCGTTGACATAGAGAATACAATCCATGTGGTACGACAAAGCTCGGTTGATGATATATGGATTATAGTCTTTATAATCATATTCATCTTGAAATACACTTTTCTTTTTCTCCAGAATAGATGGAAGAATTTCTTTAAATAAATCTGGCATCTTAATATCCTGATACTGTATACTTCATCATTTCTGATATTGTCTGGTCATCAATTTTTTGAATTGGTTTTACGGCTTCTTGTTCAATGTCAATCAAAATCATATCACGACCATCTTTGGTGAAATACTTTCTTGTTTTGAATGTTTCTGGATCAACTTTAAACAACCAGCCAGCATACTTATAATTGTGTCGAGCTGCTGGTACGGTGACAAAATATAATTCATCTACACCACGACATTTACGTAGTTGGTTGGGTTTAATCGTAATTGCTCTTTCTTTGATAAAAGGCACTTGTGTTTTGACTTCAATGGTTTTACCATCTCCTGTCAAATCTTTTTTACTGTCAAAATGATTGAGTGCTTGTTCAACAACGACACCTTGTTTGGCCAAATAGTTGCTGACATATTTTTCACCCATACGACCAAGAATATCCATCATCTGTTCTCTGTTCATAATGGAACTATCCTCTCATTATTTTCACCAAGAACATCAGTAATTTTTAATATTTTTTGAAAACGATATTCTTTATAAATTTCATTATTGAAAAGTGGTTTCAGTTTTTCAATCATGCCATTTTCAATATCTTCGATTTCAACACCATGTTGTAAATCTTCTAGCTTTAATGGAAGATATTTAAAACTTAATCCACTTGTATCACGTCCAAAATATTCAACATATTTGTATGCAGCAGAATGATTTTCATCAAACCTTTCCGTACCTCTTATGCCAGAAAGCCAACGACCAATTCTCTGCCTTATGCAGTGACCTGAGTGACCAATGTAAACAAGAATGTCACTTTCTTCAAATTCTTTATAAATTAAATATATACCAGAAATTGAACCAATTTTTTCTTTAGTTGAAAATCCATGGTCGGTTTTTTCATTTACAGTAATTTTGTGTTTAGGTAAATACACAGATTCTTCTGACAAGAATTTTATGTAAGGCTCTGTATAATCACTTTTTGTAAATTCATAACTATATAATGTCTTTATCATTTTTTAAACTCACAGTCTACCATAATTTCAGTTAAACAAGCCGTCATATTAATTTCGTGATCTGCCACAAAGGCAGATTGATATTGATATTTGGCAAGGATAAGAACTAGTTGTGGTACAGCACTAGCATCAAGAACGTCATAAAGACCATCGTATAACTTACGATAGATTTTTACAGGATCATTGTCTAGATTATTTGTAACCCACTTACGAGCGGATGCAAAGTCTTTTTCTTTGAGAGCTTTGATTAGGGCTTCAAGTTGAATATCAGCAACATTAGAAAGAATACCAGAATCAATGGAGCCAGAAA